ACTACAAATGCGCTTGAAGAGTATTTCAGGAAGTATGAAGCAGAAAGAAAATCTCCTGCATATGCATCTCCTGATAGTGGGGATCCAAAAGTAGACGCCAATTCTGATTCGTTACCGATCAAGACTGGTGTGTTCACTGGGCCCCAATTAAATTCGCCTACAATAGCACCAGTAGTAGAAGTGACCGCAGGCACATTGCCTGTTAGATCGATCTCTCTTACTGTTACTGCTGGAGACTCTGAAGATAATAGAGTCATGATAGTGTCCTTCTTTAGTTAAGGTATAATAAGTTAGTCATAATACGGAATTCTTTCTCAATAGTTCTATTTATACTTATTGTAAATTTACCAAGCTTCGGGGTCATATGTCGCCCAATCCATGCTATATGGGTCGCTTTTCTCGACGGGAGAAATATTATCTAACCCGTTGTCATAAATTCCAAATGGCAATACGTCGTCATCAATCTCTTTCATACGTTGATCGAATAACATTTGTTTTATGTTCACATCGGTCATATCACCGAAAGACTGTGTGCTAACAAAATAACCAAACATCACTAGATTCATCATTAAGTCATCGTGGTTACCAGTCGAAGCTTCGAAAGATGTTCCTTTAGATATGAAAGTCGACACCTCCATAATAGTATTCTCATCAACGAGATCTAGTTTATGGTTTTCTATGATATCCTTAATTGCCGAACACCCGATTCGTTTAACCTTTCTGTCCATACGAATACCAATGGAGTCTGCCTTGATTGCCGACTCTAAGTGGATGTTCTCATATTCTAAATCTTGATACAACCCAACACACACCACCATTCCTTGATCGTTATTTTCAATAACAGCATATGCTTCATTATATGCAGTGGCATATTTGTAAATGATATTAGGATATAGTATCGGGGATATTCTATTGTTGCGATAAACACAGACTTGTTTAAATGGCTGTACCGAAACATCGAAGATATTAAATGTAGAATAATCCTGACCACGCCCTTGACAAACATCTACGGTCATGATATACTGATGATCTTCGATTGTGTCTTCATAGACTAATAGGTCACCACCTTCTAATCTTCTAATAGGTTCTCTAGCACGTAAGTCAAGAAGTACTTGACCCTCAATAAGAGTATTACCAGTACCAAAGAATGTATTACCAAACTCTTGGTCAAACTGTAACTGCGAAGTGTTTGCAATAGTTTGTGCTTTCCACTTCTCATCTCTGCCAGGCACATCCCACCAATCCACACGGAATGGTTTATATTCATTAACCTTCTGTACCGCACCTTCCCATATCTTCTGGTAAGTATTACCAATACCGTTTGCGGTACTTGTTATGATAACCTTTGTGTCAACACCAGATGAGATTACTGGGTAAGTAGAGGTGTAGAACTCTGCCGCATTCTCTACAAATGCGAACTCATCTAGGAACAATAGGTTGACCGACATACCACGAATAGAAGACCCAGACGTTGCTGCAGCAATGATTCGTGAGTTGTTAGAGAATTCTATAGACCCTTTGTTGAGTGCCTTACAACCAGGCTGGAGGAAGAATGGAAGATTCTCTAACATCAATGTCACACGAGATAACATCTCACGTGCAGTTGCACCTTTGTTAGCAAGGATAGCGACAGTCTTCTCTGGGTGGAATAGAGAGTACCATAGGATGTAACCTACAGACGATATAGATTTGCCGGACTGTCGACAAGCAAGAACGATGGAGAATCGATTATCATTGAAGTGGTTAAACATCTCCTCTTGATAATCATATAACTTGAAAGGTACTAGACCTCTATCTAGGTGCACGACCTTAACATACTTTTTACAAAAGTAAGCAGGGTTATTCATACACTTTTGGTATTCGCGGAGTTGCTTCTTATCCCACTCCTCAGACACACCATCACGTTTAACTTGGGGATTTCCCAGATAAGAATTCTTAGTGAAGGATGCCATTAATCTTCTTCTTGATCAATTACTTTTTCATCAGCCAAAGGATCACCCAGAAGCATACGTTGAAGTTCAGTAGTAGACCCTACAAATAGATTATTATTAGTTGTTGCGCCACCTTCGGATGAGGGGGTGTCTTCTTTGGTAATTTCTTTTTGTTTCTTGTTCAGATCCATTAACTTATCGTTAACGTCAGAGATACCTTTGATCATACCAGAAAGAACTTCGAACGCACGAGGGTGTTCCGACTCTCGTGCAACTTCAATCATTAACTCTAAAGACTCCCGACCCTTTTCGATTAGGTCATAGTAAGTCTCTCTTGAATATTCATAATCTGTAGCTATATTTTTATTCTGCTCGTCTTTAACCACGACAGGGATATTACTCGAATCACTCATTATATATGGCCTAATTATTAGGGAAGATTATATCTGTACTGAAACCGTAATCACTATCCGGACTTACGTCTATCGGTGTCGGTGTAGTATTTATAGTTTCCAGTAAACTTTCTTCGTCATCTATATTTATCAGATTTAGATTGGTATTTACTTCACGGATTATTGGTGACGTAATCTCCGGCCCATAGAAATTAACTCTCATTTCAAAGTTAAGTGTGTATATTATTGTACGCCTTTGCTCTATTGGCCCCTCGAAATCGTCTTGGAAATCTAGACCAGTGAGTACTATAGGAACATCTTCTTTGATATCTGGTTGATCCGCAAAAGGTTTTACGGTCAGTGTGTATTGAGGTGCGAAGTATGGTATAATCTGTTCAACAACTTGTAGTGCATCATCTTGAGATTTAGCATACACTGATAGCGAGAAAGAAACATTGTATGGAACACCTACGTATACCTTACGTTGCGTTTCGTTTCCAGAAGATACTATACCACCGAACCCATTTACTTTAGGTAATTGACGTGCTGCGTCATATGCGATAGAGGTTATCTCGAACGACATACGAGGAAGCTTGATAGCAACTCTACGCTCTGCTTGTTCTCCGTTACTCATCTCTTCTAGACGTTCGATGAACGACCTTTTAGGTGCATAAGATAAAGGAACCTTTACTTGAGATAACACCTTGCCGTTTGAGTCTGTTCTCAAAACGTGTAGGTCATTAAACATTGACCCAAATACAGCAACGCAAGTACGAACGCGTTTATGGTAAAAGTGTCCTCCCATCATGACGATAAATCTCCAAACGGATTGGACTCAGAGAAGTCCACAAAATCATTAGCAAAATCATCAAACACTTTATTCTGTGAAAGTGGTTGAATCTCATTTATTCCTTCATCGAAAGATACTGGAGTGAGAGATGCGTTACTTCCCACTATTGGACGATCTGTCGCCCAAACATGGTAGTTACCATCGTCAGCACCAGTGTGTGCAATTCTTAACAGACGAGTCTCCGAATTAAAAGATGTAACTTCGCCTTCAATCACATAATCGCCAAACGTCTGAGTTACATTTTCGCCTGGCTCATAATAGAATTCACTTTCAGATGTTTCCATAACAAGTTCGTATTGGAATGCAGCCTCCGATTCAACTCTATCAATACCTTCGATACCTGTGTCGAAGTCCTCATCAGAGTACTCGAACAACTCACATTGCATACGGAATAGTGGTAGTTGAGATAACTGATAGAACGGAGTTTCTGTCTCGACCTTTTTTACCTCGAATAAAGATTCGGATAACGGGAGATAGATAACATCACCTTCTCTAGGACGGAATTGATTATCGGCAAGACGATCGCCTACCAACTCTCTCCACCGACGACGTGCAATGACAAAGGTAGACTGGTCTCGGAGTTCGATACCAAACTTAGTGAATAGATCTCCTTCCCCATCAAATGCTTCAGTGTTTTCAATATACACTTCTACTTTATAGGCGTCCGAGAACTGTGACTGGATGCTGTCAAGGAAGATGTCTTCTCTTTCCACGACTTCCCGTGGGAGATAATAAACGTCCTGTCCGTAGAACTGGATCGCTTCAATAAGAATATCTTCGTAGAGATTCTGTTCCGGTCTGTATTTTTGACTTATATATGGATTAGTTGCCATCAATTACCCCATGAAGAACATAGGCCCTTCATCTTCTTCGTTACGAAATTTTTCCATGAGCCTATCAATATCCGCAAGGGAATCTTCATAGATCAAACGTGCGTTGACCGTAACACCGCCGGGCAGTGTCATACCGTCAAACTTAATTAGATTAGTACCCCACTGACGTTTAATCAGTGCAGTAGCATATTCTTTTAAGAACTTGTGATTCCAGAGGGAATTGTATTCGTTTATACTACTATCTGGGTTACGTATGGCATAAACTTCGAATATGATAAAGTCATCTAGTTTCAGATTAGTTTTAGAAACATGTAGGTTTATACGATTATATTGACGATCAAATGTTATTTGTGGATGACCACCCAGTTTCATGTCGAGTAGAGATAGTGATTGTTGCATCTGTTCGTAATGTGCAAGATCCCCTAGTAGACCACCACCATTAGCAAAGTCGCTAATAGTATGGGACATAAACTGCCATGCATCACTGAACCAACCTGAGTGTGCATTACTAAAACTCATCGGTATCATACGGACAACTGCGGTAAGATCTAAGTCATCGCTCAAATCTACAGCCTGATTATCAATGTCAGACTGTGTCAATTGGTGTTTTAGATAGTATCGTTTAGAACCGTCCGGATGATTTTCACGAAACCACTGTAGCGCCTCGTCAATACGATCGTCTAGTTGTTCTTCGTCTATGTTGACTTCGACTACCGGATGTCCTAAGGCACGTAGGCAGTAATCTATCAATTCTTCTTTGCTTGTCGAATACATGAATATAATCCAATATTAGTTACATACTATTTATACGTTTATTTATATGAAAAAGAAATGTAAAAAAAAGGGGAAACCGAAGTCTCCCCTTTATATCTTAGTTTTACTTTAAGATTAGTTAACAATAGTACCGTTTACATTATAAACATCGATACGGTAGTGCGAAGGTGCTTGACTACCTAAATTGTTAGAGTCTGCAACGAGTAACGATGAAGCAGTTTCTACTGTGTCTATTTTGATCTCACCTGTTGCTGGATCATAAGTGATACATAGACCACCAGACAAAGCAGCTGCAGAAGCAGAGATTGCTGCAACTTGACCAGCATCAACATATGCTTTAGTTGCGGCATCATCAGCTGCAGAAGGAGCAGCAACATTTATGATTGCGTTAGTCTGCATATCTAATGTAGAATCTACCTCAACATTAGCAGCGTTCGGATCATATGTAACACCATACGTCCTAGCTGTTAAGTTAACAAGGTCTGCTGAGTGTGAAGTCTCTAATGCAGTAAGATTAGAAGCATTAGTTGCAATAGCAGTAGTATTTGCAACAAGGTCTGCTGGTTGTAACGCAGTATCAGCAAGAGCACCCTGTGAGAGAGTTGCAACGCCACCAGTGATCTGTGCTTCTAATGCAGTAAGATCAGCAGCAGTTGCTTTAGTTGCAATAGATGCAGTAACAGTTGATGCAAAGTTTGCGTCATCACCTAGAGCAGCAGCCAACTCGTTAAGAGTGTCTAAAGCAGCAGGAGCAGCATCTACGGTTGCAGCAACAACTTGATCCGCATAAGTCTGAGCTTCTGACTTAGCAGTTGCAATAGATGAGTTCATCTCAGTAGTAGTTGAGTATGGAGTCAAGTCAGTGCCAGGAATTGCAGCGATAGCAGCAGTTCTAGCAGATGTCTCAGCAGCAATTGCAGCAGTCGTCTGTGCAGTAGTTGAGTACGGAGTTAAGTCAGTTGCAGGAATTGCAGCGATAGCGGCAGTTCTAGCAGTTGTCTCAGCAGAAACTAATGATTCTAGATTCGACTGTAATGAGAATCCACTAGACCAACTATAACGACTAACCTTCGCATATTTTGCAGCATAGTTATTCCAACTTGCTGAACTCTGATTCCTTTCAGTAATATAAACGACATCTCCGTCTTTATGTATTACACCACTAGGATAATCAGTATTAACAGTAATGTCGGAAGTAGTAAAATCACCGGCCCAAGGATATGCCTTCACATTTCCTAAATAACCAGAACTGATTTCACCGAAGGTACCCCACCATAAGTGAGTGTCGTCTATAAACTGTATACCGCCAGCGCCGACTCCGAAGCTATGAGAAGTTACAACAGTATCAGTTCCTATAATCACTCTTTCGATAGAGCCAACACTATTATAGCTGCCATCTATGCCATGTACGAAATAACCGTCGATCATGCCTCCGAAACGCGCCATGTTAGCTACACCGTTAAAGGATACTCCGGTATACGCTAGAGTTGATGAGTCGTATATGTACCATCGCCCGAGACGCTGAGTATTCGAACCGTCGGCATAAGCAAACAGATCCAAGATATATAGATATCCTTGACCAGCGACTATCCTGTATCCAAAGTATTCATGCGATGATGCTTCGGTTTCTGGATCTAGTATCACGGTTGGTGCAGCACTTAAATTAGTCTCATCATAGACATAGACTTTACTAACTTGTCCACCACCATCGCCAGTACGAGAACTAAAGAAGTTTCCAGAATCATACTCCGCACTCTGGCCTATTTCCTCGCCCGGCGCACCATAAACTGTCTGTATAAGAGTTATGTTATTTACGTCAGTTAAATTAAACCAATGCAACGCTCCTTCGGTACCGGCACCGACAGTGTCATGGGCATATCGGGTAGCTACCATAAGAGTCTTGGTAGTTTCTGAGAATGCATAACTATGACCAAAAGATGGCGAACCTCCGTAATATTGAGGGATGGTCAGTTCAACAGGATTTGACATATCCGATTTAGGATATATCCACATCATACCTTTGCTACCGTCATGGCCAGCCGCGGAAACGAATAAGAAATCTTCACTTGAACCAAGGTTACTACCTAACTTTCCTTCGTCATCAGCGTCCCAAGAGGTGTAATCGCTTGGTGCAGGAGTGAACAGATCGGCCAAAGGACTTATTGTCGGTACACTTGGAGTACCATTCAAGAACCCTTCGATAGAACTAATACTTGAAACGTCCGCCTTAGTAGCAAGAGCAGTAGTAGTTGCAGCGTCATCAGCCTTAGTAGCAAGAGCAGTAGTAGTTGCAGCGTCATCAGCCTTAGTAGCAAGAGCAGTAGTAACAGTTGATGCAAAGTTTGCGTCATCTCCTAATGCGGCCGCTAGTTCATTCAACGTATCCAATGCGGCAGGAGCAGCATCAATAGTCGAAGCAACAACTTGATCAGCATATGTCTGTGCTTCTGACTTAGCAGTAGCAATAGATGAGTCCATCTGTGCAGTAGTTGAGTACGGAGTTAAGTCAGTTGCAGGAATTGCAGCGATAGCGGCAGTTCTAGCAGCAGCCTCAGCACCAATCTCTGTATGCAGTTCGTTGATAGACTCTACTACCGAGCCTGAGCTAGTTTCTAGAGCAGGAGCAACGTTATATTCTGTGATAGAGATGTCATACAGTCGAAACGCATTCTGTGTGTTCCCTACTATTTGCATATGTAATGTTGTAGCATCAGCAACAAAGGTTGTCCCCGAATCTGTCAGGACATCTCCAGTGCCTGGGGAATGGTTATGGAAAGCTGTCTTGAAAGATGAAGAGTTGAAATCACCATAATTGTTATACGCTTGAGGACTCAGCGTAACATAGGCACTCTCCTGATCGCCCGAAGTTCTTATTTGATAAGTTTTACCAACTTCGAACCCTGTTAGAACCTTTCTGGCAACCATACCATCACCATTTCTGGTGAATTGGACAAAGTTCGGGGAGGTATTGATATAACCAATAATGTAGTCCCACTGAGTATGGCCAATACCATTTACAAGTTCAGAACCACGACCGTGCAGGCCCAAGACCAATAGATCTAATGCGGCAAAATCTGCAGCACCGGCAACGCCACTTGATAAAGTAGCCTGCATTGCAGTAATTGCAGTTGAGTTGTTCGTAATTAAAGTTTGAATGTCACCATCTTCGCTTTGGAAAAGAGAAACAATTTCTTGTAGTGTATTCAGGCTTTCTGGAGAAGTGCCTAGGATCGCGTCTACTTGACTCTGTAGTGTTGCAATGTCGGATGCGACAATAGTTGCAACTGCTGCGGAGATAGCAGGAACGGTAACTATACCAGCTTCGGTTATTACAACTTGGTCGTTTACGGTTACTTCACCAGTAATCGCAGCGCCATTTTGTATTCTAAATTTCTTGTTAGAACTCATTTTTTAATACCTTTTTAAAATGTGTGAGGGGTGGGGGTGACGTGAAGCCACCCCCGAATTATTAAATTATGCGTCAATATATGAAGCGGATACTGATACTACCGCACCAGCAATAGCAGCTGTATATGTCAACTCAACACTTGAACCGTTTACCTGAATGTCGGTATCACCAAGTACATTAGCACCTGTGAATAGAATACCGTACTCAGTTATATATGCTTCTGTTCCGTCATGGATAACTAGACATTCGCGAGTTTCGAATTCACCGTTACTTTCTACGGTGACTACGTACTTAGCAGAACGTGTAGTCACTTTGTTGAATGTAGAAACTACTGTAGCAGAAGTTCCAACAACAACATCGTTACCCTGTTCGAAGACTTTGATGTTATCAGCAAGAGTTTCAAGACCGACCGACTTAGGATCTAGTACACCAACCGAGTTAGTAGACTGAGCGATAACTACCGCTTGAGTTCCAACTGGGAGAGCAGCCATGAAAGTAATTTGTTGATTAGCAGCATCAATCGTATAGTGAACCGATGGATCCTGAATAACACCACCAACAAATACCATTGCGTTAGCTTCTACAGTGTAGAAGTTTAGAGCGAATGTACTCTGTGCTCCGTCACCAGAAATCACCTGACGTTTTGCGTCATTGAATGCTAGTTCTGTAGGATCTATAAGTTCAAGACCTGAAAGGTCTGTCTTAACACGAGCAACCCAACCATTCTTACCAACATATGATGTATCAGCTACATCAGATATTTCGAGGAATGATTTAGCAGTGTCTATAGAGAATACACCATCTGTCTCAGATACCTTACCTTCTCCAGAAACATCAACTACACTTACTGCAGCATGTACTTTCGCAGCTGTGAAGTATTCGTTACTACCTTCTGGTAGATCCGAAGTTGAGAACTGAGAGATATGTTGAGCAGCAAGACCAGAAACTAATTGTCCCTTGTTTGCAGCATCGCCATTAGCAACACCATCAGCAAGACCAGTAATCTTGTTACTACCCATTGCTAGGACACCAGTCATCGCATCGCCAGACTTAGATACTAGTCCGTCAATTTGAGTCTGTAGACCTGAGTCAGCAGTTGCGAATTCACTACGTACTGCTGTATCACCAGCAATTCGATCAGTGATCTCTTGTGCAAGACCTGAAGCGTTAGTTGAGATACTAGTTTGGTTAGCAGAGACTAAACCTGTTAGGGTTGAATCAGCACCTTGGAACGCAGCAACTATCTCAGTTAGGGAGTCAAGAGTAGCAGCATCAGTATTAGAAGTGATGAAGTCTACTTGAGTCTGTAGTGAAGATTCTACGCCTTGTGCACGAGATGACTCAGATGCAATTGAAGCAGCGTTAGTGGTGATTAATACACCGTTTGCAACTTCTGCAGCTGTAGCACGTACGATCTCAGCAGCTAGTCCAGTAGATACAACACCTTCCGCAGATCCAGCACGAGCAATTTCAGCATCGATCTGTGATTGCAAGCTTGCATCACCAGAAACACGTGAAGCACTTTCAGTGGTGAGTGCAGTATCTAACTTCTTATCAGCGTCTGCTAGAGAAGTAGAGGCATTAAGGTGAGTAGTACTTGTTGGAGTATCGTATGTTCCATCAGCATTTACGCCAGCAGCAAGTTGAGTTGCAGACATTTCGCCTTCAACAACACCTAGTCGTGTATCTAGACCATTATCTGCGACTTGACGTGCAGTTGCTTCAGTAGTAATTTGACCAGCAAGTACGATATCAGCATTGTCACGTAGAGTTGCTTCACTAGCAACGATTCCGTCTGCGTAAATCTTAGCAGCGGCTTCGCCATCGTCTGCTTCGCTTTCTGCGTAAGACTGTGCAGATGCAAGAACAGCCGCGTCACGAGCAATGTAGTCTGCTTGATCAGTAGTTCTAAGTGCAGCAAGATCAGTACGGATCAGTGTGTCAGCAGCGGTGCGTGATACGATTTCAGATGCAAGTGCATCACTATCGGCATCGGCACGAGAAACAGCAGCGACAAGTCCAGCAGTATTAGTATCAACTTCACCATGAAGTTCATTGACTGCACCAGTAATGATTTGTGAAGTAGTATCGAAAACACCAGTACCTAACTTAGTTTCTAAGTCATCGATGTCACTCTCGTTAACTGTTAGACGACCACCTTGTAGTCCCTGTTCAGTTTCTAGAGCAGTTGCACGTGACTCAACAGCAGTTGCACGTCCTTCGACAGCATTCATTTCACTTTCTAGAGTAGAGACCTTACCAGCTTCTGCGTCTAGTTCAGAGTGGATCTCGTTGACTGCACCAGTAACATCAGTTGCGACAGTAGCAAGTACTGTAGAACCCATTTGAGTCTGGAGAGTGTCAACATTACCTTCTTCTGTAGTTACACGAGTTTCTAATGAAGTTGCACGTCCTTCTACTGCGGTCATTTCTGACTGTAGAGTATCGACATTACCTTCTTCTGTAGTTATACGAGCTGCTAGAGCTGTAGTATCGGAACCACTAGTGCCCATTTCTGAGTGCAATTCGTTGATTGCAGCAGATAGATCAGTTGCGACAGTTTCTAGAGTAGCAGAACCTTGCTTAGTTTCAAGCGCAGTTGCACGTGACTCAACACCAGTAGCACGACCTTCGACAGAAGTTAGACGACCACCTTGTAGACCCTGTTCGGTTTCTAGAGCAGTTGCACGTACTTCGACTGCGTCCATCTCTGTTTGTAGAGTATCGACGTTAGAAGCTTCAGTATCTAGTTCTGCGTGAATCTCATTGATTGCAGCAGATAAGTCAGTTGCGACAGTTGCTAGAGTAGCAGCACCTTGCTTAGTTTCTAGATCGTCAATATCTGATTCATTAACATCAAGACGACCGTTCTGAGTACCTTGTCCAGTTTCTAGAGAAGTTGCTCTTCCTTCGACAGCAGTTGCACGAGCTTCAACATCAGTAGTACGAGTCTCTAGAGAAGTTGCACGACTTTCGACAGAAGTTAGACGACCAGAGTTAGCAGTAATAACACCTGTTAGATCAGAATCAGCACCTTCGAACGCAGCAACGATTTCTGTTAGAGAATCTAGAGCAGCACCATCATCGTTAGAAACGATAAAGTCAACACGACTTTCTAGAGTTGTAACATCAGTACGTAGACCAGCTTCGATTCCAGATGCACGATTTACTTCAGCAGTAATTTGTGTCTGGTTGTCTGCATGGTCAGCAGCTTGTAGATTTGTTAATGCAAGAATGTCTGCATCATTTGAAGTGATTTGCGTTTGGTTAGAATCAACATCAGTACGTAGACCAGCTTCGATCCCTTCTGCACGTGTCTTCTCAGTAGCAGTAGCGGCAGCGTTAACAACTTCTGCGGCAGTAGCGCGAGCAACTTCAGCAGTAATCTGTGCTTGGTTATCATCGTGGTCTGAACTTTGTAGAGTTTCTAGAGCAAGAATATCTGCGTCGTTTGCAGTGATCTGAGTCTGATTAGAATCAACATCAGTACGTAGACCAGCTTCGATTCCAGATGCACGAGTAGTTTCAGCAACAACCGCAGCTGCATTGACTACTTCCGCAGCAGATGCACGTGTAACTTCAGCAGTAATTTGTGCTTGGTTGTCATCGTGATCATTTGACTGTAGAGTTGCTAGTGCAGCGATATCAGCATCGTTTGCAGTGATTTGAGTCTGGTTAGAATCAACCGAAGTCTGTAGACCAGCTTCAACACCAGATGCACGAGTAACTTCGGCAGTAATCTGTGCTTGGTTATCAGCGTGATCAGCAGCTTGAAGTGTCTCTGCACTATCGATACGTGTTCCTAGAGCAGATTCTGCAGCTAGAGCACGAGTATTCTCACCAGTAATAGAACCAGCATTTGCAGTGATGTTTACAGTATTAGTGTTTACATCAGTACGTAGTCCAGCTTCAACACCTTCTGCACGTTGACGTTCTGTGACGACTGCAGCAGCATTAGTTGCTTCAACACCCTGTGCACGAGTAACTTCAGCAGTGACTTGAGTTTGAATACCAGTATCAGCAAGAATTCGAGCAGCTTCTTCAGCGTCGATTTGACCCTGTAGACTTGAATCACCAGATGCACGAGTAACTTCTTCTGCACGTAGATCGATTTCATTCTGAGCAGCAAGAGCTTCAACTGTCGTCATTTCACCTTCTAGTACAGTAGTACGTAGAGATAATGCGTCATCCGCAGCTAAACGAGTTGCTGCTTCAGCAGAAACCTGTGCAGTAGTGAATGCAGTTGCTTCTGATTTTGCAGTTGCGATACGAGCAGTAACAGTATTACCAGCAGTACCGTTTACAGATGCGTCACCGATAAGTGAAGCGTCTTGTGCATCAGCGTGTGCCGTGGCGACAGCTTGATGTGAGTCTGCTTCTTGATCAGTATATGCTTTTGCCGATACAAGAGTCGCGGCATCAGCAGCGATACGAGCAGTTTCTTCAGCAGTGATTGCAGTTTGTAAACCAGTATCAGCAGTTCCACGAGTTGACGCTTCAGCAGTGATGTTAGTTTGCAGAACAGATTCAGCACCTGTGGCACGAGTGTTCTCATTAGAGATTGCAGTAGTGTTAGAAGCAACTAGAGCAGACATGTCCGAGTCAGCATCTTGGAACGCACTAACGATTTCTGTTAATGAATCTAGAGCAGCAGGATCAGTATTAGTAGTAATAAAATCAATCTGTGTCTGTAGAGCAGAATCGCCAGCGATTCGATCAGCAGTTTCAGTTGAATCAGCACTTACTAAAGAAGCAAGTTCAGTATCGTTAGAAGTGATCTGTGCCTGTAAACCAGACTCAGCAGCTTCTGCACGTGTCTTCTCGACAAGTACTTTAGCAGATGCGTCAGCAGAGGCAACACTTTCTGCACCAGTCTTAGAAGATGCAATTCGATCCGTTAGAGTGTTGTTTGCAGTTCCGTCTACAGTAGCATCACCAATATGTAATACGTCTTGTGCTTCGGCGTGTGCCTGAGCAGCATTCTGTGCAGTAACGATGTCGGCAGCGATATCAGTACGAACCTGAGTATCAGCGACAGCACGAGCATTAATTTCGTCTGTTAGGTTAGATGCGTTTGCAGCTTCTGAGCCAGTAGCACGAGTAACTTCATCTGCGAGGTCTTGTGCGATAACTGCTTCTGCAGCTCCAGCACGAGCAACTTCAGCAGTAACTTGTGATTGAAGAGATACGGTAGCTTGTTCTTCTACAGTAACACGAGCAGACAATGCAGTATCAGCAGCGATACGAGCACTTTCTTCTGCACTTAGTAGAGAAGTGTTTGCAACTTCTGCCGCAGTAGCACGAGCAGTTTCTACTGCAATTGCAGTTGCATTTTCAGTCTCTTTACCAGTTGCACGTGCAGTTTCCGAAGTGATTGCAGAAGCATTAGCAATGATAGAACCTGATAATACGTCATCAGCATCTTCAAATGCTTGAATTACTTCAACAAACGAATCAATTGCACTTTGGTCAGTGTTGCTTAAGATGTTATCAATACGTGTAGAAAGACCAGCATCAGCAGATACAGACGCTGCTTCAATTGAATCTTCACGTAGTGTTGCACGAGTTGCTTCAGCAGTAATGTTAGATTGTAAGGTAACGTCCGCTTGAGCACGAGTAGATGCTTCTGCGTCGATGTTAGATTGTAGTAAAGTCTCAGCAGCTGAAGCTC